ATTTATATTCTAGCGTCATGTATGGCGAGATACTCATCAATGATGGTAATGACGTATTCAGCTCATTCTACTTGATCGGAAATGAATATCTAAAAGTTAAAATTGATAAACCTGGATTGAATAGACCACTAACTCGATTGTTTAGAATTTTTAAGGCATCTAAACGCGAACCAACAACTGACTCTGGTCAACGTTACTTGTTACATTTTTGCTCTGATGAAATGGTTTCTTCTCAGCAAATTTTAGTTAGTAAGTCATATAAAAATTCTAAAATTAAACAAGTTGTTTCTGATATTTTAATAAATGAGTTATCAGTAGAACCAGAGAGAATTAATAAACTTGAAGAAACTTCAGGATCATTTGATTTAATTATTCCGAACTATAGACCATTAGAAGCAATTCAGTGGGTTACTGCTCGTGGATATGATCAAAATAAATTTTGCTATTTCTTTTTTGAGAACAAACAAGGATTTAATCTAACATCTTTGCAAACGCTGATTAAACAAAAACCATATAAAACCTTAAAATATGAACTAAAGAATAATGAGCGCGATCCTGCAAACAATAAAGATTCTATCGACAATTTAGATATTGTCAATGACTTTGATATGTTAACCTCTATCTCAAACGGTGCTTTTTCTTCTCGTTTGATGAGTATCGATATATTTACTCAGGGATTTAACTATATCAATTATGATCTTGCGGCTGCAGAATCAAGACAAAATTTGATTAATAAATTTAAACCAGTAAACAGTTTTAAAAATTCTAAAAATCAAACTTTGTTCCAAGCTGGTGACTCATTCTTCAGAACTTATTTGACGATTAATGATACAGCCTCTGAGAAAAGTAATGATATTAAATTCTGGATGTTACCAAGAGCAATGCATATGGTTCTGCTCAATCACTTTAAAATTAGAGTGACATTACCTGGTGATATAGAATTAAAAGTTGGAGACATTGTCAATTATGAATTCCCACTTTTTGAATCAGCAAACAAAGCTGGTAAAAAATTAGATAAAAAAAGAAGCGGTAAATACTTGGTCACTGCAATAAATCATAAATTTTCAGAAGATGTATTTGAATCAATTGTAGAATTAGTTTCCGACTCTTATGCTGAGCAAATTCCAGAAGCAAAAGAAGGATTGAATAGATTATCAAAGAAGGGTAAGTAATGCCAGGAGCAAAGAAAAATTTTATCGGACTTGAAGGCTTCATCTGGTGGATTGGGATTGTCGAAGATCGCAATGATCCAGAACAGCTTGGTCGTGTTCGCGTTCGATGTTTTGGTTGGCACACTGAAAAGAAACAAAATATCCCAACAGATGCATTGCCGTGGGCTCATCCAATCATTCCAGTAAATAGTCCAAACACATATACACCAAAAGAAGGTGATATGGTCTTTGGATTTTTTATTGATGGTGACAATGCACAAAATCCTGCGATCATGGGCGTGCTTCCAGGAAAACCAGAAAAGAAACCAAACTACGAAGCTGGATTCTCAGATCCAGGAACTACACTTTCTGATCGACCAAAAAAGCCAGATGATCCATCTGAAAAATATCCAAAGAACAAATATATTAAAGAACAAACGACGAATCGACTTGCTAGAGGTAAATCAGAATCTACGATTATTGCAACGCGCAAAAAGAATTTAAAGAAGAATATTAAGTCTGCTGGTGGAGTAACTTGGAGCGAACCACCATCTTCTTTTGCGCCAAAGTATCCATATAATAATGCACTAGAAACAGAATCTGGACACGCATTAGAATTTGATGACACGCCTGGAAAAGAAAGAGTGCATCTTGCTCATCGTGGTGGATCATATTTCGAAATGGATCAAGATGGAAATCGTCTTGAAAGAGTGCAAAAGGATCATTATACCATAGTCATGGGTTCTGATTTTGTTTATATCGATGGCAAATGCTCTGTTACTGTAGGCGGAGATTGCAATCTTAAAGTTGGCGGTAACATGAATATTGAGGTTGGCGGAAACTACAATCTCTCAGTAACTGGTGATATTCGGATGAAGAGTAAAAGATTTTATGCAGAATCAACTTCCGATATGCATATCAATTCTCTTGGAGTAAGTAATATTACATCAAATAAAAAACTCAGCCTTAAAGGTGCTACGACTGCAGTTCAAGGTGACACGGTTGATATTCCTGCTGCACAAATCAATATGCAATCTGGATCAGCAACTTCAGCTCCAGGTGCAGGTTTAACTGGTGGTGGTGTTGCTGCCGCTGCTGAAGATGCAGCAGAAGCAGCGAATACGAATTCTCTAATGGCTGCAGCAAATGCAAGCACTGCCTTAGAAAATATTGGTGCTGTTATTGATCAAAAGATTACAGGGGTTGTAGAGAATACAAGTGGATCTATTGTTGGTAAGGCTTTAGGTGGTGTGACAGCATCAATTGATAAGGCATTCTCTAAGTTGACAGAATTGGCTGATGGCACAATCAATAGTTTTATTGCAAATTCTCCAATCGGAGAAATTACGCAAAAAGTTGCAAATCTTGAAGTAAATATAAACGAGAAGAAAGGAGAAATTCTAAACTTTAGAAGTGACTTGAAGTCTAGTTTGTATGCCAAAATAGATGACGTTTCATCTCGAGCATCAGCTAAAAATATCGAATTTAATATTGATTCTGAGATTAGAAGTGAAGTCGATAAGGTTGTGAATACTGCTGCCACTGTCGTAACAAAAATTGGCAAACGTATCTTTCCACAAACAGAAACACTTGAAGAAGTGAAAGTCGCATCAACTAGAACACCATCTTCTAATTCAGCATAATGGCAATCACTATAGCAATTCCATGTGAGGGTACATTGTTGCCCACAAAGGCAGCGCTGACGAATTTATTTGTTCAAATAGCAAATTTACCTTCTGTGCTCACAGTTGAAATTGAAAGAATTAGGCGCGAAGCTGCAGTTGCTGTTGACGAAACAGTCAGAGCAGAGTTACTTAGAAGAATCGCCCCACTAGAAGATGAAATTCAAAGAGTTAGAAGTATTATCGATAAACTAGAAAGAATTTTGGGCGATTTCCCAATCTCTGCTAGTAAACCATTTTATAAAAGTTTGAAGATTCCTGACGACGAGTGGGAAAGAAGAATGACTGCTTTGACGCAGGAGTTTCATCTTTATGTTCAAGCAAAGATTTTGGAGATTATCAATAATGTATTGCCTGTCAGTTTCGTCATTCCTGTTTTAGGAATCAATGTTGATATTGTTCAGTTGTTCGGTAACGCAAGTTATCGCGCCTCTTTGAAGCAGCAAGTCGTTAATGAAGTCGACACTTTAGGTGTTCTTGTTCCAGACGCTTACAAGTCTTTTGAAGGTAAGTTGGGAGTCTATTCTAAAGAGATTAAGGCTCAGGGAGTCTGGTCTTATATTATGTCAATGGTTAAGAAGGGTGCAGTGAAATTGATTCATGCTGCTATGGCTGGATTAATTAATAAATTTAAGTCTATATGGGATACTTTAGGATTGCCGCCTCTTCCTGTTCTTCTAGATCTTGGCGTTGAGGGGATTATTAATTCATTAATCGGCTCGCTCAAGGCTCAGGCTGAAGGTGCAGCCGAAGATGTAAGATTGAGGATCTATCAGGAAATTATCGCTAAACTCGAGTCTATTAATATCGCTGGATACAGTCTACTTGATATTATCGGTGGAGATATCGACGACTTTATTCGCAGCCCAGAGGAAAAGATTAATCGTTATGTTGAGGCTGCAAGAGATTTCGGAGAAGATTGGCCAGAGTTTTTACTCAAGAAATGGATGCAAAAGATCGTAAAATTCTTCGAGAAAATCGGACTCTCAGCCCTCACCGAATGGATCAATTTCGACTTTTGCAAGTTCCTGAAACTGATCGGAATGCCAACTTCTATCACTATCGATGCTGGAGTCAGCGTTTCTGGATTTACCAGTTCGATTTCGTTAGATTCTAATTATGCAAATCCATACCCCTGAATAATCGGCGAGCTCCCTGACCCGTAACAGTATAAATAATTAACAATTATAACAGTTGGTTCTAAATGTCTCTACTCACACGCAGATACTCAGATTTTGACTTGGATTTCGAGGCTCACCCAGTCACGAAAGATATCTCCAAGAAACTTAACGAGAATGCGATAACACAGTCCGTGAGAAATTTGTTACTCACTTCGCACTATGAGAGACCGTTTAAGCCTGAACTGGGGTCGAATCTAAAGAAATTTTTATTCGAACCGATTGATAACATTACAACCTCATTGATTCAAGACGCTATTTGGTATACTTTAACAAATTATGAGCCTAGAATCGAGATTCAAGAGGTCGTCGCAACACCAAATTATGACGAGAATAGATACGACGTCACGATGTCATTTTTTATAAAAAATACCATTGATCCCATCACCATATCCTTCTTCTTAGAACGAGTACGCTAATGGCAAATTCTGATGCAAAACTCAAAGTCGCAGAACTAGACTTTGACAATATTAGAGACAATTTAAAACAATACCTAAAGTCTCAGTCGGAATTCAGTGACTATAATTTCGAAGGCTCTGGTATGGCGGTCCTCCTCGACCTTCTATCATACAATACTCACTACATGGGCTACTATCTAAACATGGTAGCCAATGAGATGTTTATTGATACAGCACTCACTCGTCAATCAGTGGTTTCTCATGCTAAACTTTTGGGATATACTCCACGCTCTCGCGTTGCTGCTCGCGCTGCAGTTGATTTAACAATTACACCAGTCCCTAATGACGCAAACAGTGCAGTATTAATTCCTCGTTTTACACGTTTTGTCTCAGAGACAATTGATGGATCAAACTATGTATTTGTTACCTCATCAAGTAGAATTGCAACTAAAAATTCCTCGACAGGTTTATTCGTAGTTGAGAATTTAGAACTTAAAGAAGGTCTACCGACTGGTATCACATTCGTTTATGATGAACAAACAAATCCAAAACAGTATTTCGAAATCCCAGACACAAATATCGATACTTCTACTTTGCAAGTAAGTGTTCAAGTTTCCGCAGAAAATGCAAATCAAGAATCGTATATCGTTTCTCAGGATGCGACAAATGTTGATGAAGACGCACTTGTGTATTATCTTGAAGAAAATAAAAACGGTAAGTACCAAATTTATTTCGGCGATGGTATTATCGGGAAAAAGTTAACAAATGGTAACATTGTTGTGTTATCATATATCGTAACCAATGGCATTAATGCTAATGGATTGAGAGTATTTAAACCGCTAGATTCAATTCTTTCTGGTCCAGTATCTGTTGCTGTAACTCTTGTGAACGAATCATCGTCTGGCGCAGCCGCCGAATCAATCGATAAAATTCGTTTCACAGCACCAAAGGCATACATTTCACAAAACCGTGCAGTAACAAAGAACGATTATATTGCTCTTATTAATCGCGATTATCCATATTTCGATGCTGTAAATGTTTGGGGTGGTGAAGATAATACTCCACCAGTCTATGGTAAAGTATTCTTTTCAGCCAAACCATTAGGCGGATATGAGATTACTGCCACAGAAATTGAGCATGTAAAGAAAAGTATTCTCAAGCCATTTAGCGTTTTGACAGTCACACCAGAATATGTTCCTGCTGATTACAACTACGTTAATGTAAAAGCTGAAGTTTGGTATGATCCAACAAAAACCAATAAAACAACAGAAGAAGTCAATGCCTCTGTAATTGGAGCAATAAGAAATTTCTCTCTTACAAATTTAAGTAACTTTAATTCTATTTTCAGAGTTTCTCAAATTTCTCGAGCAATTGACGATTCTGATAATTCTATCGTTAGCAACGATGTATTTGTTTCTCTCGAAAAACGCTTCTTTGCTGACAGTACAAAAAGATTATCGTATGCATTAAACTTTAACACTGAGTTGACACAAGGAACAGTGAGTGATCATATCAAAGTCTCTCCATCATTTAAATATTATGATCAAACTGGCGTATTAAGAGATTCTTATATTGAAGAAGTTGTTCAATCATATACTGGCGTTGATAACATTGAAGTGCTTTCTCCAGGCAGTGGATATGTGACAACACCAGAAGTTATTATCGAAGGCGATGGTAAAGGTGCTACTGCAGAAGCAGTGATTGTGAACGGTCAAATTAAAAAGATTGTCATTACAAATATTGGTGCCGACTATACATCGGCAAGTGCAAGAATCGTTGGTGGTGGTGGTGTTGGAGCTTTATTAAATGTTAATCTTCAGGGTAGAACAGGGCGACTAAGAATCTATTATTACGACGATGTATCGTCTGTAAAAAAGACAATCGATGATAACATTGGTGTAATCGATTACAAAAATGGTGTGGTAACTATTGACAACTTTCAACCAGTTTCAGTTTCTGATCCATTCGGAACGCTCGTCGTTTATGCAACACCGATTAAAAAGGTCTTTAACTCTGTACAAAATCAAATTATAACGATGGATTTGTCAGATCCTGGAAGCATATCAACAATCATAAATCCAGTTGTAGGGTAAGTTATGGCTGTTTCAGAAAAAACAGTATCAGCATTAGTTCAAACTCAGCTGCCTGATTTTATCAGAGCAGACCATCCAAAGTTTCAGCGTTTTGTTGAGTTATACTATCAGTGGTTAGAAAATAATAATCCTGATGGTATCTCAAATACTGCAGGAAATACAGTATATCATGCGATGAATATTGATTCATATCGTGATATTGACAATACGCCATCAGAATTTATCCGCTATTTTAAACAAGAAATTATTCCATATTTTCCTGAGAGAACTGCTCTAAGCACTGAAAAGATTCTAAAGAGCGCAAGAGAATTCTACAGTAAAAAAGGTAGCGAAGAATCTTTAAAGTGGTTATTCAAAGCATTGTTTGCTGAAGATATTGAAGTTCTCTATCCTAAAGAAGAAATTCTAATTGCTTCTGATGGTAAATGGCTAAAGCCAAAAGCATTTCAAATTACTTCTAGTGATTCAAACAAAAGCGTAAATGTTCAACTTCTTAAAAAGAGAATTGTTACAGGTGTGGATTCTGGTGCAACTTGCGTTGTTGAATCAGCTGACCGAACAATCGATAAAACAAACGGTAAAGAAATTATTGAGATTTATGTCTCTAACGTTAAGAGATATTATAACAATGGCGAAAAAATTAGCATCATATATGTTGATGAGTTTGGAGAAGAAAGAGAATTTCTAGAAAGAATCGTTGGTACAATCTCAAATATTAAAATTGATTCAAATATAAGAACAGACCCAACGCAACGCCGCAGAGGATTATACTACAATATTGGTGATCCTGCTGTGGTAGTCGGTGGTCTTGGAATCACTGGCGACGCAAACGATGCGGTAGCAATTGTTGGTAATGTGACTCTTGGTTCGATCGAATCAGTAACAACTAAATTTCCAGGATATGGATATCGCTTATATTCAAACACTGAGGTTATTGTTTATCGCAATACTGGCGATGACCCTCGCGCGAATATGTTCACTGATTTACAAGTCAGCGTGTTGAACGAGACAGCATGCACGTCAAATAGTGAAAAGAATTTCTTAGAAACAATTACATATGATCGTTCTGTTATTGATTATAGTGGTGACACTTTGATTAGTGCTGCTAACTACGAAGTCTTTACACAAAACAATAGAAATGTTATCTTAAATGTTTCTGAGAGTGATAAAGACGATTGGTTTAGTAATAACGAACAAGTTTGGGCAAACGGAACTAATTTTCTAGATGCCCGTTTTTCTGGTAAAATTGCAACAAGAAATAATGCGATTTTTGGTGTTGGTGGACCAACCAATAACACAGGAGCGTTATTAATCTATGACGTCAAATTACAGGGCGTTGACACAATTCAAACAGCATTGACTGGCGCTACTCTACAGACAAAAAATACTGATAAAGTATTTACATTTAACTCTGTTGTGAATGCACTAGTGCCAGCAAATTCTGATAGCCAAATAATTCAGTGTCTAGATTTAGTTACTGAGAATACTGGCGGCATTGCACTCATTTCTGTAATTAATGGTGGTGCTGGATTTAGGCAATCTCCGCCTCTTGGAATAGAATCTCATTATGATACTCAACTGTCATCTCTTTATAGTTATGAAGATGATGACGACAGACCTTTCAAGAAAACGCACTGGCAAACATTTAGAGATCTTGGTTTAATTTCGCACGTTAGAATAATTAACGGCGGCAGAGGATATGCAATCAATGATACAATATCATTTGCTGGTAGAGGATATGGCGGTTCTGCAAAAGTTAAAAGCGTTGGTGCTGGTGGTCGTATCACATCACTAGAGATAACAGATCGTGGCGAAGGTTACTACGCTCGCCCAGAGGCTATCATAACTCGTGCATCTCCAACATATACAACTCTTACAGGAACTGTGAATATTGCAACTGGAAGCAATGTTGTTATTGGTACTGGAACAGCCTTTGCTGGAAGTAGCGGTGCGAATAATCGTCACTTAATTCGAGTTAACAATGAAATTCGTAGAATTGTAAGTGTTGTTAATAACAATTATTTAATTGTGAATAGTGCATTTAAAACAACTGGCACAGCAAACACAATTCAAAGAGAAAACGGAATTGAGCCAACGTTAATTGCTTATTTGTATGGTGATGGCGTAGAAAATATCGTAAACACCTCTGCCATTGGAAGAATTAAAGATCTTCGTTTGGTATATCGTGGCTACGACTACGTCGCAACACCAAATGTTTCATTGAAGGTTCTTGATACAGTAATTAATCCTGTAACAGAAGCAAATGTTTTCTACGAAACTGAATTTGCGTATCAAGGAAATAGTATACTTGATTCAACATTCAAAGCCAATGTTAAATCATATAACCCATCAACAGGCGTCTTAAGACTTTACAATTACTCTGGAACATTTAGTAATACAGAAGATTTGATTACTGCAAATGGTGTATATTGTAATTCGAATCTCTCTATGAACGTTCCAGCACCAGCGCAATATCCTGCCCAAGTTATTGCTGATGGACTTCCAAATCCTATGAAGTATGGTAATGGTCTTGCAAAAGCTCGAGCATTTTTTGCAAATGGATTAATTGAATTTAACGGTTTTTATTTAAACACTGACGGATTTACCAGCTCAGATAAAGTCTTACAAGATGGTAAAATCTATCACAACTTTGCATATGTTGTAGAATCAGAAAAGAATCTTGTTGATTATGAAACTACAATTAAAAATATTGCACATCCAGCTGGAATGTCCTTGATATCTAAAACTCTTTCTAGAAATGATATTGAAAGAGTGGTGGAGTATTCTTCAAATGTTACAGCAATTCTTTCTAGAAATAGAACTGAGGGTGGTGCTGCTGCAACAGTTTCTGTTGCAAATTCTCGACTAAATGTCGTCACTGGAACATCAACTACGTTCTTACCAGATGCAAATGTTGTTGCTCTTTATGCGAATACTCGTGTAAATGTTGGAGATCTTATTATTATCGATGATGATCCTGATGACATTGTTGCACCAGAAGTGTTGCGCCTACCAATTAGTAAAGTGATCTCAAAGATCAATAGTAATACAGAACTTGAAGTTTATGGAGACTTTATCTATCGTGGGCAGGGTTTGGTTTCAAGTAATAATCAATTCCTTCGTATTTTGGGAACATCGAACACTAGCGGAAATCAAGTAAGTGCAAATGCTGATAGTCGTTACGATGGAACATATTTCCAAAACAATAATCCAAATCCAGATGCACCAATTATTTCTGTGAACAATATTATTAGAATAAATGGTGAGGTTCGCGAAGTTATCTCAGTAACTAACTCAACTCACTTTGTTGTTAATAGTAACTTTGGATCATCTTCAACACGCAAACCACTTGAAGTTCTTTCAAATACTCGTTTGGTTGTCTCTGGAAATGTTAATGCATTATCTGAAATTGTGAGAGCTGGAGATAATGTATCGCTCAATATTGCAACTGCAAATGTGTATACAGCCCAAACTGGAACTGTTACAATATTCGATACAAATGCAACCGTGATTGGCTCAAATACATTGTTTACAACTCAGTTGACTGTAAATGACTACATTATGGTTGCGAACCAGGTACGACAGGTAATAAATATCTCGAATGCAACAGTCTTGACTGTTGATTCGGCATACAGTTCGAATGCTAATACCATGATTTATATGAAAAGAGCGACGACACAAAATGCTAGAGTAAATGCTGTTATTAGCAATTATATCGATATTAATCTTTGGCAATATGGCAATACGACAAATGCTGTATATCACGTGATTCCAAATTTAACTAGTGCACATAGATTCAAAATTGTCACCCTAACAGGAAATTGAGGCTTCGATGAAATCCCTTATTACACCTCTATTCAGCAATTTTCTTATTGATAGATTGAAAAGAGATTTATCAAATACAGAAATTAGCAATACTTACGTTACTGTTGGGCGATCACCGACATTTACGGGCACAGATTCAGCAAACGTAGAAAATGTTGTTTTTACTACAAATAGTAAAAATGAGTTCTACTATACTATGGTTGGACTTAAAAAAGTCTATGAATCTGATATGCAACCAGTTATTTCTAGAGTCGATTGGGCGTCTGGAATAACATATGACACTTATGAAGATCATATTGAGATTTTCTCTTACGTTGATTATCATAACCTTGGTTCTGCAAACTCTAATGCAAATACGATTCTAAGCGGAACAGTTGGAATTATAACGAACTCAAATGTTGTTACTGGTACAAGCACAACATTCGAAACATACCTGTTTCCTGGAGATAAAATCAGTATCAATAATACTACAAAGAGTATTATCTCTGTTGTGAACAATACTTCTCTTATTGTAAACAGTGCTTTTGCGAACACTAACTCAAGTCAATCTCTTACGTTACTTTCAAATAGTCAAACAATTGTTGGCATTACAGCAAACTTCGTTGGTAATGTTGGAACAGGAAATGTGGTGATTGTTGGAGAAGATGCACGCGAAGTTGTTTCTCAGTTACCAGAGAATCCATTTATAGTAACTTCTGACGGATATCGTTGGAAGTATATGTATACCATTCCTCCTGGACTAAAGCAAAAATTCTTTACGAAGCAATGGATGCCAGTTGTCTCGGATCCTGCAGTTACCGCTGGATCTGAAGATGGAAGAATTGATATTGTTCGTGTTCTTTGGGGTGGATCTGGGTACGCTGGTGGCGGGAATACAAATACTGGAAGTTTCCTTTCCGTAACTAACACTGACGGCAGTTCATCGAAATTACTTGCAAGAGTTTCGAATGGAAACATCACCTCTGTAAGCGTTCAAATCGGTGGTAATGGATATACACGTGGAACGATAACTGCAAACAATACTCTTGCAATGCGACTAGATCCTGCAACATTAAATGGAACGTTCAATATCGACGGTTCTACATATGTAAATGCGAATTCATCATCCAACTCGACAAACTTTGTGGGCAATGTATATGTAAACGATATTATTACTCTGAATGGTGCCTCTAGAAACGTCGTTTCTATTGTAAATAATACAGTGCTCCAGGTAAATACTCCATTCATCCACGCTGCAAATACTCAGACGGCATACGTGACTCGATCGAATGCCGTTTTTGATATTCAGATCGGACCTTCTGGAGGTCATGGATCAAACCCTGCAAAGGAACTTCGCGCTCACAGTCTAATGATTTGCGTTGAATTAAACGATGATACAGACGGAACAAAGATTCCGATTAGCGATTCAACATCAACCTTCCAGTTTAACCAAGTCGGATTGCTTATAAATCCTTTGATCGCAAATAGTGCTTGGTATGCAAATCTAACAAACTATC